ATGCGGTTGATGTGCTGATTATTCTTCTATAAGTTTCATTTGTGAATCTCTCTACTAATGTAGTTGATGCAGTTCCACCACCAAAGTAACCCATTGAACCATTTGAAGCAGATTGTCCGAATGTTCCGGCTGTATGTAATAATACTGTCTTACTATCTAATGTACTTTGTGAACCAGCTCTGTTTTTTGCAGTAGTGGTTAAAGTAAATGAAGTATCACTAAATCCACTTACGTTGATTGTATCGCCTGTTCCACTAATTCCATAAGTTGCATCTACTTCTACTAAATCTGTTCTATATGGTACACCACTATTTCTTCTAGTTTGTCCATCAGCTGATGTTACCATTCCAGATGTTTGGATTGTACCACCACTTGTTGATAGAGTATCTAAACCTGATGTCTTTGTGATTGTATATCCACCTGTACTTCCTATTGATACATTTACTACTGAACTATTAGCTGAATACATTGGTTCGAATACTCCACTAGCAGTTGCAACCAATCCCCAAGTACCACCACTTATATATGGTGCTCCAGAAAGAGAAGATGAAGTTAATGTAAGTGGAGTTAGCACTTCACCACTACTTGCCAATGAGTTTGTACCTATATTTGAATCAATTGATGAAATCGGTGCCCAAAATATTGCATCACTTGCTTCTTTAGATACAAATGCTGCCTGAGAACCAGTTTTGATTCCAATTGTTGTAGTTAATAGATATGTTCCTGATGCTGATACTGATGTATTTGCTTCTGTAGTCCATCCCATCATATCTTGTGAGAATACATTTGCGAATTTACCATCTTGAAATGCTGCAGGTATAACTGCTGGGTTAGCAGTTGATATTTTAGCGATTGTTACTCCATTTGAAGTAGAAAATGATGAATTAGATAAAGTTACTGATGATGCCGATACTTCAGTTTGTGTTCCACTATTATTATTGTTGAATCTAAATGCATGTGTTCCTTTTACTTGAAATTCACTTGCCCCACCACTATTTAATGAACCTAATCCGAATAATTGTGAATCAGCTGATGATTGTATTGATGTAGAACCACCTGCTACTGAAGAATATGATATTCCGTATCCAGTATTAGTATATATTGTTTTACTTGGAAATATAGTTCCCCCAACTGATGCGAATCCTTTATCAATAAGATAACCTAAATCATCAATATCATTATCATTTGGAATATAACCAGCTGGCGCTGTTGATGTCCCAACATTACTCTTAGTTGCTGATATAGCACTATAAGTTTTTGAATTTGGAGTTGGATTAGCTGCTGATGAGGATAATAGCCCCGCAACAAATCTTAACACCTCAGATACATCTGTATCTTTTGTGAAATTATTAAAATATGAACCATCTAAGTTACTTCCCCAATCATTTGATGTTGGTACACCTACATTAATGTTATGTGCCTTAATAGATTGAGATACATCCAATGCAGTATCACCTGAACCTGTAATTTGTAAATTTATACCATCTACTTTAGATAATACAGCTGATATTTCTTCAAATATACCACTTCCACCAAAACCTGCGGCTGCTGCTGCTCCAGAAACTTCAGTTGCGAAGTTATCTATGGAGTTTTTAGTTAAAATTATCTCAGAATGACCTGATGTTCCATCAGAATGTGCATTTAGAATGTACATTTTCTTATTGGTTGAATCATAATATGGTAACCCATCTAAGGTTGACCCATAATTAGCAACAGTTATTGTTGGGAGTCCAGCTCCAGTGTATAATTTTGATATTGGTGCGTAATCATTAGCAGCTGTTGAACCACCTGGTTTACCTATGTAAACTATTGGTCCATCTACCTTACCATCTACTGAACCACTACCGATTACAATTTCTGCTTCACCAAATGATGCGATATTCCTTACGGATGCTATCGAACCTCTTCTATGTTTTATTGTTTGAGCCATATTTTTATCCCATTACTTGTATATAGTTTCTACTATTACCTTTAGTTCTTTTATAAATATAAATTATTTTAGAAAAACCCCCCACCGTCGATAGTATCTTTCGTATTTCCTACCTGAATTGATGCTGAAGCTATATAAGCTCCTATTTGTTCTTCTAAAACTTTTAACCTACCTTTCACAACCAATGCGTTCCCTGCATCGGATGCTGATGTCTGTGTAAATACAGATTGCCCGTTCACTGTAAAATCACCTTTGATATCCACACTACCAGTTACTCTTAAATTATTCGATGTTAGTAGATGTGTATATGATGCTGGGTCTTGAGAACCAGTATTCCATATTGATGTACCACCAGAACCACCACCACCACCTAAACCAGCTAATGAAACTGTATTACCATTCGATATGGTTAAATTATTCCCTGCTAATGTTAATTGTTGTGAATCAGTTTCGGATGTTAGGTATCCTAACGCTGCTATTTGTGCTGAACCACTAATTGTTCCAGCAGGAATTTCAGTTTTAGAACCACTTAATACACCTGTCCCATCTAAGGTTCTCAATACCGAACCACTAACTAACCCATCGGGTAAATCAGAACCAGTTGGTATCGTAACACTATTACCATTAGATATTGTTAGAGTATCACCTACATAAGTAAGTGTTTGTGAATCAGTTTCGGATGTTAGGTATCCTAACGCTGCTATTTGTGCTGATGAGGATATTGTTCCAACAGGAACTGATGTTAAGTATGATTGTAAATCACTAATCTGTGATTCTCTGATAGTGACTTGTGATGAACCACTTATAGTTCCAGCTGGTAGTTGAGCTACTAAAGAACCACTAAGTACACTTTCTGTATTTAGTTTAGTTTTTACCTTACCATCAGAATATTGATTTATCAATGAGTAGTTAGTTGTTGATGTTACATCTACTTGAGATGAACCACTCACTAATCCAACTGGTAGCTGCTCTGAACCACTAATAACACCCGATGGTAGTAAACTTTTTACTTGAGCTGAACCACTTACTAAATCATCTCCAATTTCATTACCATATCGTATATCAAACTCAGGTATTAATTGTGCGGATGAACTAATAACACTTTCTGCGTTTAATCTAACTTTTACATTAGACACAAAGTTATCTCTAACAGAATTGTTAGCTAATATGGAATTTTTTTGAAATGGTGTTACTGTAGTCGGTAGGTTTGCTAAATCATAGTAATCTATATTAGTTAAACCACTGCCATTACCTATGTATGACCCGCTGAATGAACCTGTGTAATCTGCCACAATTTTCCCTTAATTATTTTTGTTAGTTAACTATAAATATTGTAATTTTTAGTAATCAGTTAGTAAAGTTAAAATTTCATCTAAAGATTCATGTCTATGATTATCTTTTAACACAATATCATACACATAATTCGAACCTTTTAACTTTGGAACTTCATGCACAGCTGAATCATTATTGAATTTTAAATCAATTTGTTGTTTATCACCACAAAGTATCATTGTAGAACCTTTTCCTACTCTACCCAATACCATTAGTAGTTGTTGTTTAGTTAGATTTTGAAACTCATCGACAATACATATTGCGTTATCAAAAGTTCTTCCTCTAAAATGTGTTAAAGATACTAATTCTATCTTCTCATCTTGTATCATCTTATCTAATATCGCTGGTTTGTTGTAAACTTTCCTCATATTAGCTTTAATTGGTACTAACCAAGGTTCCATTTTCTCTTCTAATGAGCCGGGAAGAAATCCATTATCCTCATTTGATACTGTTGGTCTTGTTATAACAATTTTGTTTACTTGTCTTTTAAAAAACATATCTAATCCTATTTGACATGCTAATAATGTTTTACCACTACCTGCTTTACCTACAATAAAATTAAATGGGTGATTTAATATTTGTGCTTTTGCTAACTTCTGTTCCTCTGATAACGTAATAGAGAATCTAATCGTTCCTTTTGGTGGAGCTTTGTCTTTGTTTTCAGCCATATTTTCCTTTTCAAAATTTATTAATAACTCTTTAGTATAAATACAATCAAAGGCATAAAAAAAGGGGAAATTTCTTTCCCCTTAATTTAAAAACTATACAATAATCAAATGATTACTGAATTCTGTTTAATGAATCTACATATACTTTACCATAGAACTCACCTCTTAACATCTTCTTCGCGTAACGTGTCATAACACCTTTACGTGGAGTGAAGTTTTTAGGGTCATATACTAAAGGAGTCATAATTAACGGAATGTATGGTGCGTAAACCGCTCCAGTTTCAAGGAATTGTGTTCCTCTGTAACCCATTAATATTACGTTCTCTTTCATGTAAGGATTCTTATAAACTTGGAATCTACTATTCAATGAACCAACTTTTGTTACACCAAACGCAAATTGAGCATCACCATTGTCAGCTGAACTAGCATAACCTGGGATAGATTCAATTATTGTTGCAACATCTGGAGATACAACTAAGAAATTAGCTCCACCTCTTAATGTTTTTTGGTGAATAGAGTTAGATACACCAGCAATAACTGTTCCAAGTGTTTGAAACCAATTTTGTTGGTTGTAAGCAGATGCGGCAACTTCAGCAGCACCCATTGGTGCAAATCCGTTTCCGTCCCATACTCTACCAGCTTGCGCTGACCAGTATCCAGTTGATTTAGCATCTTGCATTAACATATCTAAGATTTCAAAATCGATTTCTTGCGAAATGTATTCTGATAACATAGATGTTAATTCAGCTTCTGCATCAATTGAATGATAAGCGTTTAAATCCTGTGCGAATTCAGGAGTCCATTGTGCTTTCAACTTACGTGTCTTAGCAACAATTGGTAAACTCTTCATTTCAACGTTCAATTCAGGAATATCTAAATCAGAACCTTTATCTTCAAAGTCACCTCTAGAGATATCATCTGGTTGTTTGTGGTAAGCTACTTTAACGGTATCAGTTAAGATAGTCGCTGCTGTTACTTCAGCTACAAACGTTATATCACCATTATCAGCGATTGTAGTATACTGTGGGTATTGGTTAAGAATAGATGTGGTTGAACCAAGTAATCTAAATCCTCTAATTCCCTTATCATCTGCATTTTCAAATTCAGATGCATCGATTGTAATTTTACATACTGTTCCACCTGCTACCATTTTAGCTGCGTTAGATGCAGAAAATGCCGTGTCATAGTTGTAATCTATTGGTGATAATGCACCAGTTGCAAAAGTATTTGCAGCAGCATCTGCACCAATTGAATTGTCGCCTGTAGCTACATCATTCAATGAGTATCCAAATCTACCTGCACCATACAAACCACCTGATGGGTCTGAAGTAGTTTCAGTAATACCGAATACAGAATCAGCTTGTGAATCTTTTCCAGAACCACTAGCGAATCCAGCTTGGTTAGTACCATATTTAAAATCTAGATAAAATACTAGACCTGATGGTAAGTTCATTGGTTGTACTGATACGAAATCTTTTGCTACGATTTCACTAAAGATTCTTCTTACTAATGGTAATGCTACACCTGCCCACTCTTCTGAGTTTGCTGTAGTACCAGTAGAAGAAGCTTCTTTTACTAATTGTCTTGCTTGGTTTTCTAAAAGAGTTGCAACGCCTGCTTTTTCAACATCGTTTGCTATTCCTTCTAAAAGACCGGTTTTCTCCCACTTACCAGCTAAAGCTCTTGTAGCTTCAGATAGTCTTGCAGTATGAGAAGAACCTTCATTTAAAATGTTTTTTAAATCCATTTTTTTTCTCCTATTAAGTTTATTAATTTATTTTAAACCAGCTAGCTTTTTCCATCTAGCGGCCATATCATTGCCCTCAGAAATTATTTTCTTTGGTGCTGAACTTTGTGTTGCTTTAGAAGCATAACCTTCTTTTACAACAGTTCTTTTCTTTTTCGAAACATTTAAGTTTTCTGCTAATGTTGAGAATACCAATTTCACTTCTCTTACTGATGAAGTTCTATCGAAGTTTTCAAGTACTTTTACTTTTTGTCCTTCGTTTAAATCAAAAGTTCTGAATAGTTTGTTAGTATAAAGTAACTTAGCGTTCAACAGATTTACTTCATTGATAGTTTTTTGTAAACTTTCAATTGTTAAATAAGCTTCTTCTAATTCATCTTCAACACTTTCTTCTTCAACACTTTCTTCTTCTGATACTTCTTCTTCTGAATCATCTTCCATTTCTTTCAAAGTTCTAATAACTTCGTCTAAATCGATTTCTTCTTCTTCGTCCATATCATCTTCTTCAGCAACAGCTTCAGCTTCTTCTGATTCGTAAGTTTCTTCAGCTGATTCTTCATCATCTTCAGATACTTCATCATCAGCCATTTCAGCTTCTAATTCAGCGATTACAGATTCTAAATCTAAATCATCTTCATCCATATCTTCTTCAGATACTTCTGAATCTTCTTCAGATTCTTCTTCTTCGGTTACTTCTTCATCTTCTGATTCGTAAGCTACTTCAGCAGATTCTTCATCTTCTTCGGTTACTTCTTCTTCAGCAGGTACTTCTTCTTCACCTTCTAAGTTATCTTCAACTTCTTCTTCAGAACCCATTTCCGAATCCATGTCAGCTTCCATTTCTGGTGCTTCCATTTCATCTTCCATTTCATCTTCATCAGCTTCTTCAGCTAATTTTGCAGAAATCATTGATTGTAACTTAGGTGTGAATGCTTCTTCTAAGGCTAACTTAGCGTTTGCTAGAGCAGTTTCTTTAACGGCTTTAGCATCAGCGATAGCTTCAGATAACAAATCTTTTCTATTTGCCATAATTATTCTCCTAAATTGTTTTTGGAAATAAGATTATTATAAATCTTAATAGATATTATTTAACTAATATATTTAATCACCTATTGGAAAGTGATATTTTTATCTTCTATAAATAGTGATGTAAAATTGAAAACACTAAAAAAGTGTTAACTATTTATTCTTCGTTTTGTCTACGTTGCCAATCAGCTCGGACTGCTAGTTGCATTTTCCTTCTTTTTATTGCTGATGGTTTTAGATATTCTTTACGTTCTTTTAATTCTTCAAGCTTTCCACTTTCTTTCATTTTTCTTTTAAATGCTTTTAAAGCTAGTTCGATATTTCCGTTAACTACTCTAACTCCAGTATAACAACCTGGAATCTCCATATCTTCTCTTCTAACTTTTTTGTAAGGTTTTTTAAATTTGTTTTCGTTATCTTGCATATTGTTTTGATAAATGTTTATAAAAAAATACACCTACCACATTGTTGTTGATAGGTGTATATAAATATCTAAATAAATTTAGTAAAATTACTTTTCCATTCCTCTGAATGATTTAATTTTATATTTTTTGTAAAGTGCACCTATCTCTTTATGAAATGGTAACATTTGTTGATTGTAAACTTTAGCTGATTGGTCTTTCAGTTGAACCATTTGAATTATATCGTGGTCATCAGCTTTCTTAGCAAACTTAGTTCCAACATAACCTGATGCATTCTTTCTGATTACATCTGGATTTGGAACTTCATTAATAGTACCTTCATTAACTCCTTCAGATAAATCATCAATACCCTGCTTCATATCTCCAAATAGTTTTCCAAATTGTTTTTGTTGTTTGGAATCTAATTTTTTAATATTCTTTAGATGTTTCTTTACCATAAAAGATAAGTCAACTGAAATGTCTTGTAGTATATCTGAGTAATCCATTGTGGTTATCCTATTTTCTTTAGTGAGTGTGTTTGTGTTGCCAACCAATATTTGTCTGGTAATCCAGCCATCTTAGATGCTTTCTTAATAGCTTCAACTGTATTTCTTGCTTTTACTTTATATACATTCTTCTTAGATAGTTTAACACCACCAAGATTCATATCAGCAAAACTCATTTCCCAAGTTGCAAATCCACCTTCGTTGATTTCTTCTTCTTCTACTTCTTCGGATTCGTTTACTTTTTTATTACTAACTGAAGCTAACATATCTTTTGCTGATACTTTCATCTTCATTAATTTAGATGATGGTAGTTCACCAAATCCAAATGACTCGTTTAACATAGAAGTAAGTTTCATTGATTTAGATTCGTTTGAAAATTCTTTTGCGTTTTCTTTATCATCCTTATCAACTGATTTTACAGGATACGTTTTACCATCTACAGAAAATTCACTATCACCATTTGCGATTGCTTTAGCTCTAGCGGCACCGAATTCATTTCCTTCTTCAACCGTTTCTTCTTCATCATGCGATTCATTGATTTCGTAATACTTTCCTAACACTTCACCTATTTCATCATAAGTAGATTCTAATCTCTGTTGTAGTGTTCCAACTTCTCTCAAAGTTTTCTCAAATATTCTAAATGATTCATTCATTCTCTTTACGTGTCTACTAACTGTAATACCATCAAATGAACCTTCAGTTTCTTTAACCATATTTTTACCAGCTGATTCTACTAACCCTCTGATTGATTCGTACACATCAGATAATCCTTCGTTTCTATATACAGTTTCACCAAACGATTTGTATGCTTTAACTGCTTCTAAAAATGCTTGCTTTTGTTCCGTAGTCATTTCTGAAGATTCTTCTCTTCTCTCTTCATCGTTTTCTTTAACGAATGGAGTGTGGAATGGGTTTGAATAAACTTTACCGTTTTCAAACGATTCTTTTAATATATCTTTTAGTTTCATAGTTCCCTCTTTTGTTATTTCCATCATCTTCTTAGCCTCAGCTTCGATTTGTTTCTTAATGTTAGATGGTACTTTTTTATCGTAATATTTTATTTTTCCTTTTGAATCAATGTGAGCTACATTTTTGTAATCACCATTTTCTTCTTCGGCTTTATTGTAAACAGTCAATCCGTTTCCTTTACGAGCCATTCCAATATCGTACTTAGCTTCGTTCATTACTGATTCGCTCATACTTAATATTGCTTTTTTCTTTTTCAACATTAGTTTAAGAAATAACTCTACCAATTTACCATTCTTATCATCAGTCATACGGTGTGGTCTACCAACAAAATCTTGTCCGATACCATCCATCTTACCTGAACGTTGAAATTTAATCATACCTGATTGTGATTTAATTGCAAAGTCACCCATACCTAAATGTACAAGCTCTGAATTTGGTAATACACCTTTACTATAGTTTACAAAGTTACTATCTACTATTGTTTGGTTTCCAACTCTTTCGTAGTGACCTACATCCTTACCTTCATTTACTACTGATTCATCAACTGCTGGTTTAATAAACATTAATCCAACTTTTGATTTAGGTACTTTTAATTTTTTGATTGCTAATAGTTTTGCGTTGTAAAGGTCTTTAGCTTCACCTTTTTTAATTTCAATTTTCTTACCATTGTATCCAGCAATCCATCCTGCAAACGTTGATTCGTTTACTGATTCGTTCTTTGTATCTGAATACAAATCTTTAACCCACTCCATTGATTCTTTATTTGGCTTAACCTGCTTACCATACTTTTTGAAGAATTTTTTAATAAACTCTTCTTCAGTTGATGATGACTTAATTGTAAGGTGTATATCACTCATCACACCCTCTTTAAGTCCCTCAGGAACACAATTAGGAACATCTTTACCATTCTTCTTCTTCATACCTACCATTTGGTAGTTCTTCCAACAGGGGTTATCATCTTCATTTACATTATCTCTCATTGCTTTTGATAAATCGCTGATGTACTTTAGTTCTTCTTTAGCACCTTTGTGTTTAGCGTATCTATCTAAACCAAACGACATCATAATACCTAATGATAAATGTAATCTAGCTTTTGCTGCTTTTGGATACTTTCTACCATAAGGAGATGAGTTAAACCAATCAATCATAGCTTGTGCCATTTCTTTTGATAGTTTGATTCCCTCTACTCTATCAGTATTTCCTTTTACAATCTGTTTTAGTCCACCGATTGCTGAGATTTCGTTAAGTGAGTTTTTTATATCTGTTAATTTCATATTATTTCCCTTAGATTGAACAAACACCATCTATTTCACAGATGATATCTCTTACCAATGTATTAATTTTTTTATATGAAGGTTTTTTACCCTTACTTACTACTGATTCATTTACAGGTCTCATAAATGCACCATGTGTTGATGGGTTTGAAACAAAATCCCAACAAATTAAATCAAAATCATCTTCTACAGTTACAGTTTTACCATTACTAGCTTCTTTTACAGAACCCATACCTCTTGAAGAGATACCAACAGTACAACCTGCCTCTAAAAGTTCTTTGAGGATGTTGCCTGCTGGAGTTTTAAGTACTTCTACCTTACCCATTACATCATCACCCTTCCAATATACTTCTCTGATGATATGTGAAGTATTTTTTAGTTCAACTACAGAAGATTCAGGATGGTCTAACTCACCAAATGCTCTATTTTCTTTAATTTCTCTACCTTTGTACTTTTCCACTTCTCTTTCTAAGATTGAACGTGGATAAACTCTACCATTTTGGTTTTCAGCTTCAGCTCTTTGTAGCACACCATTAACAATCAACCTACCATTGTTATCTTCCAATGATTCATTGATTTGCCTCTTAGTTAGAGTAAAAGGAATTGTATCTATAAGTAATCTACCCATTATGCTCCCCACACTTTTCGTTTTCTATATAAATCAAACATGATTTGTGCTACTTCATATCTTATAAGTAGACGAATATTCTCCAAATCCTTATTTGAAAGTTCTTCTTTTAATATTTTCTTTTTTAAACTCATGATGAAAGTTCTTTTAAGCTTCTAGCCACTTTTAACATACGTTCTGATATCTTAGAGAATCTTCTTTGAGTCGATTCCCAATACTGACCATTATGAACACCTGCTTCAGTTTTCAATTTAGTGTTTTGATTAACGATTCTCTCTAACTTAAACATCATACTATTGATTTCTTTAATAGAATGGTTAATTTTCTGATGTTGTTTTAGGTTCTCATCTTTCTTATACTCTTTATAAGAAATTTCGTTAATTTTATTTTCTAACTTACGTTCTAATGATTCTAATTTTTTTGAGTTCATCTTTGATTCCTTTGTTTTCTTATAACCTAACACCTCAATGTGGTCATCATCCAACTCATCCTCTTCTTTACTCTTAGAAAACGCATGTGGAGTTTTTACAGGGCCTTCACCACCATCTAAATTAGCAGTTACGTTAGCTTCTTCTATTTCTTCAAACTTATTTTCAATTTCTTTTAGTAAACTTTTCATTTGAATACCCTTTTTAGTTCGTTATGAAGTTCTGTATATCTTAGTAATGATAAAATCTGAGCTTCTGTAATTACTTTAGCTATCTTTACTTTGGATATTAGTTTTACAACTTCGTTTACTTTAATCTGAGTAACCTTATCTGTAACTTTAACTGCTTTAATGCTTTTTGATAAAGAATTACATTCTCTTACTACAAACTTTTTCAGTTTTTCAGAATTATCTACAGAGTTAATATACTCTCTAAGGATATCTTGCTGTTTATCAGTTAATGTAGTATATTTGTTGTTGAAATTTTCAACTAACATCTTCCAAGCAAGTAATCTTACTTCTTTTGGTTGTTTTGAATACTCTTCATTAATAGTACTAACTACTACATCAGTAGGTTGTGAGTTGCCTGTTAAAGATTCCATTAATGTAGATTTACATTCTACATATTCTTTTGGATTATCTGAATTGCTATGTTCAAACAATTTATATATAGATGCATTCTCTTTATAGTTAGATACTCTATAGTTAAAGAAATCTTCTAATACAAAGTTTTTCTTTATTGCTTTAATCAGATTGTATTTTTGTTTATTAAGAGCCGATTCACTTAATTTAGCTCGTTCGCTTAAAATAATGTTTACAAATTCAGAAGCTTTGTAGTCTGAACTGAATGATTCTTCTATCAACGCTTTATACAGTCTAAGCTCTTTAGCTAACTCAGTACTTTTACCAAAATGCTCTCTTATAGTATAAGTAGCTTTAGAATCTCTGTTGTTTAAAGTATCAGTACTTATCTGTCGCACTAATAATTCAAATAGAATTCCTGTGTTTTTGTACTTACTATGTTTTAATTTTTTCATTGTGTTCCTCATCGTTTTGGATAAAAGTAACTATGTATTTTGTTTATAAATATAATAATTTTAAGAATCCAATATGTTTTTTTCATCTAATAATGGTGATGGTGTCTCATTTGTATCAGTTTTTAAAGATTCACGCAACATTTCCTTTGTTTTTACTTTAGATTTCATACGTGATACTATCCCTGTAATTTGTTCTTGATTGATAACTGAAGTAGCATTGTATCGTTCATTCTTAGATAAAGATTTGTTACCTAATGGGTCTCTACCAAATGGATTTTCATCCGTACCATAGTTACCACCTTCTTTAGGTCTACCTGCTCCATCAAATCCACCTTCTGGCGCCCCACCTTTGTTTTCACCAAATGGGTCGTTTCCACTATCACCACCACCTTCATCACCACCTTGTTGTAATGTTGCTAAATCATGTGGAGTACCAAATGATTCACCAGTCTTAACCGGGTCATTACCTTCTGATTCAATTTGTTCATGTCTGAATCCTAATTTTAAATCATTGATAACTTTGAATTGCTCTTCTTTCCACTCATCTTCACTCATATTGAATATATTCTTATAAACCCAATCTTGCGATACCATTTTTAAATCTTTTATATCGCTAGCCAATGAAATCTTTTCAGACCAAAGGTTTGCTTTCTCTTGCTCATATATAATAGATGGATTGGTAAGTTCTAATTCGAAGTTTACTAATTGGTCATCTGTATATCCTTGCGAATATAAATGTACAATTGCAATCTTAGTTAATTCTGAAAGTACAATCTTTTGGATTCTTTCTACAGAACGTGCAAATCTAATATCTTCTTGTGCTAATGTAGCTTTTCCTTCTACACCTTCTTCATACCCAATAAATGCTTTCGGAACTTTAAGTGCAGCTAACATTCTGTTTCTTAGGTATTCAATATCATCAATACCACCAAACTCCATTCCACTTAGGGAATCAATCTCAGTACCACTCTGCCCACCTCTTACAGGTAGATAGTAATCTTCCATCATATTCTGCATATTGAATTTAAGATTGTAATCACCAGTAGTTTCATCGATATAAGGAACTTTTTTCATCTGGTCTATAATAGATGCCATATATGTATCTACTTCTGCAGGTGGAATGTTTCCAATATCAATTTTAAAGATTCTCTTTTCAGGTGCTCTCATAATTCTATGAATCATCATAGCATCTTCCATAAGAGTTAATTGTTTCCAAGTCTTTCTTGCACCTTCTAATAGTGAACGGCCATAAGGAAGGAAGTTTGTATCTGTTAATAATCTAAAGTGAGCCACCTGAAACGATTCTAAGAACTTAGTATTGTTTCTTTGTGAAATGGCGTTTGTATTTTGTTCTTCTACTTCAAATCTTACTGAGTAAGGATTATCTAAATCATATCCTTCTTCTCTACGAGTTTCATAACAAGATAATGGTTGTGCATTTACAACACCTAACTCATCATCAATATCTAAGTAAAGATAATAATCACCATATTTGTTCATACCTCTAACCCAAGACCAAAGATTGAACTCAATGTTCAATACATCGTAGAATAAGTTATGTAATGTTTTCTTTAATTTTTCATCATTAGATTTAATACGGATTACATCACCCATATCATTTTTTAACGTACATTCATCTGAGTATATATCTAAAATAGATGAGATAATAGAATCCTTATCCATTGCCTCATAATCTGTATATAGTTCTAACTTATTTGAATGATAATTAAATCTTTCGTTGTATGTTTGCCAATTCTTTCTTGAGTTAGAACCATGCAATCTACCATACCTATCATAATACGCAGAACCTCTACGATTACCATCAGATTGTAGTCTTGATGAATCTACTACCTTTAACTTATCTTTACCAACTCTTCTTACAACTACTTGAGTTGAGAATAATCTCTTTAATCTACCAAATAATGATGTATCTGCCATAATGCTTTTTCTTTAATTATCACTTATAATATATAAATATACAAAAAATATTTTTAATAACCTAATTTTATAGTAACCAACTTATATCTTCATCACCTTTACCAGTTTTAACCTTCCAAGAATCCGTTGCTTTACCTTGGTTTGTTTTAAAAACACCTGAGTGTTTGGTAGTATGGTTTAATGCCCTTCTAGTTAATTCAATTCCTTGCTGTCTAAGTTTAAGTGCGGTATCTCTTACCCATAACCCTGTACAAAATGATATTGTTAAATCATCATTATATCCAGATTGAGCTTCTGCTCTACTTCCATTCCATATAAAAGTAAAAAGTTCATCAATTAATCTTTTGGAACGGATGATTGGAACTCTTTCTCTCATATAAGTATCTAATTTTGATATAACTAATGGGCGTGTTCTACTAGTCATTGAAAACCCTGGAACCATTTGGGATTTATCTTTTAAATCATATCCCTTTTGTAAATGTATATCTTCATCTACATATCCAAATTCTTTAAAAGAATAATATAGATTAGAATAATTTCTATCTATTGCTTCTTGAATAACTGCCCAACCAATATTAGCGTTTTCAATCACTAATAATGCATCGTTCCATTCGGTTGCAACGTTTACTAACATATTACCATAATCTTTAGTACCAATCTTACCTTTGTACTCAGCAACCTGCTCTACACTCTCTACATCAATGACGTGGAATGCTGAATAATCTGCTCCATCACCTCTAGCGACATCGGCAACTACTACATAATCTTTAGTATAATTTGGTTGTGACCATAACCAATAGTTTCCATCGAACCCTCTTTTTTCAACTGGTTCTTGTACATGAGTTTCTTCATACCATTTTAGGAGCTGCCCATCTACAACTGTATAACCAGAACTGATAAAATCACAATCACATTCCTGTGCTGCCATCTTCTCACCTAATAGTTGAGTTTGTTCTACTCTCCAAGATTCATTTCTTTCAGGGTGTACAGTCCAATGAAGTTTGATTGGATTCCAACCATCATTCTGTTCACCTTTTAACCAAGTTTTGTGAAAGAAGTTACCAACACCATTGGGAGTTGATAATACAATTGCCTTACCACCAGTTGAAAGAGTAGATTGAGCGGATGCCCAAATCTCATCTACACTTTTAATAAATGCAGCTTCATCTATAATCAACATTGATAATGCTTCTGAACGACCTGCATCACCACTAGCTGATGTTGCTTTGATTGTTGAACCATTTCGTAATCGTAAGGATAGTTTGTTATCTTCTTCAGTTTCACCTCTTAGCCAACTCGGTAAGTTCTCATGCATATACCTAACCTTAGTAACTAAGTTTTTAGCTACCTCTTGTTTAGTTGCAATTACCAATATGTTTTTATCTTCGTGAAATAACATCATCCATAAAGAATAACCTGCGGATAATGTTGAGATACCTAACTGACGTGATTTAAGGATTACATTGTATCGGTGGTCGTTAAACTCACCCATAACATCTTCTTGGAAAGGATACAAATCAAAAAGAATCTTACCTCTCTTTGGGTGTTGTATATAACAATACTTCTTAAAGAAGTAAACTGGGTCTGTAGCACATTTAACGTACTCTTCCCTAATAAGTTCTTTTATGTTCTTGCTCATTTCTTTCCCAATTTCCAAAGAAACTGAGTAGATATGATTGGTTGGAATTGGTCATTTAATCCAATACCCAATCCAAATGCCTGCTTCTTCTTTGTTCTAAGTAATATAGAACCACCAACATAATTAAATTGCTTAGTTGTTCCATTCAAACCAAATCCTACATAGAATTCGTTTTTATTAATATACTTTGTTTCAGTTACAGTAGTTGTTGGGTAGATTAAATCGTAGATTATTTTTCTTGATAAAATTTTGTTCTGTGAGATAGTATCTTTAATTGTTAAATTCAATGAATCTAATTGTTGAAAGTCCTCATAAACATATTTTGCGAAGTAATCCTCTAAAATAGATAGAGTATCAATTTTCTGAGTTAGCCTAATGGTATCAATCTCAGTTTTGATTCTGGTAACTATTTTAGGAACGTATTTTGTAACTTCTTTAGTAATGGTGTCGTATTTCGTTTCTACCTTTGTGATAATAGTAGGCTCGGATGGAGTATTATCTACTCCACCTGTACCACTGCATTGTCTTAGAAAAATTATTACTATAATTAATACTAAGATTATCAGATTCTTAAAATTTCCGATATACTTTTCCATTTGCTACGCTTATTTTTTAGTAGCAGGTTTTCTTTTTTTGTTTGCTGGCTTTCTACCTTTTCGGTTTCCACCCTTTGCAGCTTCTACAACATCTTTAGATTGTTTAGCTAAGTTTTTACCAGCTTCTTTAACGTCTTTAAGTTCTTCTTTAACTCTCTTAACTCTACGTTTAACTTCTGATTTTACTTCTGCTACTTCTTCTTTGATATCTTCTACTGTATCCTCTACTACATCAGGAATAAAATCTCCATCTCTATCTTTGATTTTTCCAGTGTATAGTAAAACTGCGTATGTTGCTGCTATAACTGCTACAATTCCTACGATAATTAATAATGTACTCATAATTTGCCTTTTTAGATTAAACTTCTTATACTATAAATATGGTAATATATTTAATAAACCTATTTACCATTTTCTACAAGACCAATAGTTTGCTTTCCATTTTGGTCCAGGGTTATCACAATTCATTCTAGCTCTAAATGATTTTCTAGCTTCTGGATTATCTTTTTTGATTACCATTCCTTTTTGCCCAAAGTGAACTACTACAACATTTCCTTTTTCGTTCTTAACATATACTTTGAATTTTTTAGAATCACCTTGCATTGGTTTGTTAAGTTCTACTTTTCTACCTTGATACTCAGCCTCTTCAATTACTTCAGAAGTATTTTCTTTTTTCATAAGTTTGTAAGCCGTATGCCCCATCATTACGATACCACTCTTAACAAACTTATCTTTATTAGATTGTTTTTTAAGTGCATCATATACTTGAATCATTAGGTTTGCTGAATTCATATCAACTCTTACCTTCTTACCACTCTTAGTATCTTTAATCAAATCGTTTTGTGAATCTTTTACGATTTTTCTTAATTGAGTAATTACTTCAGGTTCTTTAGCTTCGTTGATTGATTCGTTTACACCTTTGAATCTTCTTTTAATATCGTTGTAAAATTTCTTATGATATTTTTTAGGAATATGGTCTGATTTTAAGTAATCATATAAATCTTGCTCATCACTCCACATTTGCCCTGCAGCTTCATGTTGTGTTGAACTATACCCAGCAGCGATATCTAACATAGTGTACATATCATTATGATTTAAACTTTCGTTTACCGATTCATTTATATCTTCAATGGTAGCTGCCATATTACCAATTGCCATAGTTACGTTTCCGTTTCTCTGATATAAATAATACTTAACACCTTTTGGGTTTGTTACATTCTGAAGGATTATACGTTCTACTTTTTGTTTACCTACTAAAGTTTTACCCTTAGTTACTTTGAATTTTGCTTCATTACCACTACTCATTGATGAACCATACTTAATTGTAATCTCATCACCTTTTTTGAGTTTATCGTAAATCTTAAATCTGGCTTTCATATCCATAGATTTACCTTCGGTTAATCCCTGTTGGTTGTTTATTTCATTTACTTTTTGTTCGATAGTATCAACGTGTGATTGAATATAAGAATGTTCTTGTTCCAATCCCATTATTTTTGCCATCTTCATAATATTTTTTGCGATATTATTAGCAACCATTGAATAATCTCTCTCAGGGCTGTATCCTTCTCTCTGAATATGTTCTTCTATAAAGAAAAGTGCATCTTGTAATCTTACACTTCTTTCAGCCATATCCATATCAACACCTTTGGATTCTATATCACCATATAGTGATGATGCGCCAGGACACATGTGGAAGTATTTAGTTTGGTATTCACCTATCTTAATTTCTTCTTTATCATTTTCATCTTCACCCATTGTACTCATATCTTCATACTCATGTGAGTGGGTTACTTCTTTAATATATTGAGTTACAAAGCTTCTAAAATTTTCATTCATTCCTTCTTTAAGAGAAGTTACTTTAGCACCTACGGGCCCACCAATAAACATTGAAACAAAGAATGCTATCGCATCAATGATATCATACCCATCCCATTTTGCTGCCTTAGCGATTGGTTCACCATGATTCTGTTCGATTGAATCTTCCAAATCTTTTCTACCAGCATATTTGGATTGTTTTGCTTTAGGAAACATTGAATCCACTTTCTTAGCCTCACTATGAAAGTTTGCATCTCTTAGTGCTCCTATTAGAATGTGTTTTACTCCATGATGTACTTCTGGGTCTGAACCTTTGTACCCTTTGAAGTATGCATCTAAGTCTTTTTTAACTTTTTTATTTAATCTTGGATTCATTTTTATGCTCCGTTATTTTTTAGCTTATCTATAAAGTTTTCTTTAAAGGTTTTAAATTCGTTATCAATTTTTTCTACCACTTCTTCTTCTGTCATTCCTTCATTCCATTTTTCAATAGAACCATCTTCATTTATAAAAGATGCTTGAAGAGTTGATTTAATAACTTCCTTTTCCATCTCAGCTTGTTTTAACCAAGCTTCGGCGTTTGCTAGTAACTTTTTCTTTTCATACTCTTCGTACTTACCATCTAATTTTAATTGATGTTCCATTTCTACAACACAATTTAAACACATACCATGTATAGCTTTCATTTTTAAATCAGCTCTACTTGGTTCTGTAGTAGTACAAGTTTCTTTGTTGCAATTAGGAAATGAATTTAACTCTTCTCTGAGTTTAGCCATTTTCCCAATCTTAACTTTGTAACCATTTCGTTGTTCCCACTTTTGATTTTTATCATCAATCCAAGTTTCTCCAACTTCACGTCTTTCAACGACTTTATCAGCAAATGAGATGCTTTTTTTAGTTTGGGTTTTGTGTTGCCCACTTAACATTTCACTTACTGCTTTAATATTTTTTAACTTTGCCATAACTTATTATTTTATATAAATATGAAAATAAAATCTTTAAGAGTAAAATAACCCTAAAATCTGATTTAGTGATGCGAATGTACCTGTTAATTTGTATGTTCCACCTTTATATGTGAATACAATACCCTCATTTGGTACAATCTTATCCTTACCACCTACAGCGGCTAATCTTTCTAATTCCATTTTTAATTTTGCAATCTTCTTTGGGTCTCCACTCTTCTGAACATCTTTGATTGTGGAATCCAATCTCTTCTTCATATCTCTAACTGCCTTATCAGGGTTAACTGTTAATGCTGAACCCATAAATGAAAGTACATCTGCACCTACACCTAAGAATATATCTTCGAACTTACGAAGGTTTGTTTTAGATATTTTTGCTTTATCCTGTTTATCAGTTTTGGTTGCCCAATCTAATACTTTAGAATCAGAAATATTCTTTTTGTTTAATCTAAATGAGTTATCATAGAATGCCCATCTTTTAACCAACGCCATTTTAGTTTTGTTATCTAATGTAGATGGTGAATTTTTATCAACATATTGTTCCCACCATGCTTGATGGTAATCTGCAACACCATTAGAATCTTTTAGTTTAAATTCTTTTTGAACTTTGTTTAATTGTGAGTAGTACTTACCTTGTAACTTAGAAAGTTCTACCGATTGTGGTAGATTTACAACAGGTGGTCCTTGAATTGTATAATTCTTTTGAACATCCTGATTGATTTGTTTAATCATACCAGCTAATATTCTAGCAGATGAAGTATCAGCTCCAATTGCTTTTCCATTCTCATCATAATCCATTGTTCCGTGGAATACTAAAAGTGGTTGTCCATAAGGAATCACATTTACTGATGTTGGGAATATAACTTCTATATTCATAAAGGATGAACCTTGATTGAATACTTTATCTCTTTGTGCTTTTGATAATCCTTTGATTGCTTTAGATAAATCTTCCATAGCGAAATTGTATGCATCGGTTAATCCACCTCTACCTTGAAACTTAGAAGCTACTCCACTAATATCCAATGCGTTTTCACCACTATTCTTTAGGTGTCCACCATTACGAGCGGCGATTAATCCTTTATCATCTCTCCAACTAATAGCAAGTGCTTGTCCATCTGTTTTTTCTCTAGTGAATTCTAACTTACCATTTAAAGCGTTTGATATGATTGTTTTTAAATCACCAAACGTTAGATTCATCTCTGTATCAAATGGGTGAGCCATATGTCCGTATGCTCCACCTTCAGTAATCAATCCTTCTTTTACTATATTTTCTGGTGAAGTTTCTTTTTTAGGTTCATTCTTAGAACTATCTTTTGATTTTTCAGCTCCTAAGAAATCAACAAGTTCATAACCTACCATAGTAGCTACTGTTGTTATCTTATCTGCCCATGCTTTGTAAGCATCAGTTCCTTTTAAATCAGTATATCTTTGAGATTGTGCATCTAATCCTGCAAGACCTGATGGGAAGTATGATACTGGGTATTTATCTTCAATATTTCTATTATCATCAGCGTATATAGTTTCATCATCGGTATCTAATATATAATCAACTACCAACCATCCTAATCTTTTTGCTGTTTCATCACCAACTGCTTTATATGATTTTGAGTTACCATAATATGCGCCTGGCCCATCATCAACACCTTGTGAGTTACCACCAACACCTACTTTGGTAGAATTGGCTTCTGATAATAATTTATTAAAATCAAATGTAGATAAAAAAGATTCCATCTGCTTTGATATCTTACTTAGTTTACCTGTTATGAATTTGAATATCTTTGGATTAAACTTTCCATCGTATGCTTTTTTGAAACCAGCCTTTTTTGAATCATCACTACCTAATGATAATAACTTTCTAACTTCAGTTCCACTAATACCACCACTTTGAGCTGGTGCTACATAAACATATCCTTTATCTTCATATCCTTTTTCAATTCTATCAGGATGGTATGGTTCAAAGTATTTACCTTTTAATCTGTATCTATCCTTTTCACCAACAACAGTTACGAATGCCGTAGCTTC